GGATATAGCGCCACGGGTAGCCGGCTTTGATGTACTTCACGACGAGCCCGGCCGTGGTGATGACAAACGTCGCGACGCTGTTTGTGTCCGGCGTCCCTGCGTCGGCATACGGGATCGGGTACCAGTTCGTCAGGTCGACCGAGCCTTCGATTGCGTATGTGCATGTCGGCGTCGCGCCAATGGCGGTCGTAATCAGGAGGGCGACAGGGCCGGTGTTGTTCCCGGTGTCGCAGACGTTCGTCGAGACGCCGTTGCCGGCTTGCGCGGCCGACAGCCTGACACTATTTGGCAGGCCGCCGATCCGCAGTGCTTGCAATGTAGCCATGGCGCCCTAGGCCGCCCTGCTACTTGTTGACGGCGCGCTCGCGCTGCCCGGCGCCCTTGTCGTACTGCGCGAGCTCGTCGTCGATTTCCTTCAGCCGGCGAGCCTTGAGATCCTTGCCGCCGGCGCCGCTGTACGGCTTCGGCTCGATCGAGGCGCGTTCGCGCTTGAGCGCTGCGACGTAAACCTCGGGGTCGAAAGTCTTGTCTTCGGGCTGCTTTTCGTCTGGCATGTCTCTGCTTTCGTCTTGGTCGGTTTGTTGGCTTCGGCTCGCCGGCGCCGCCGTCCCTTGCAGCGCCGGCGAACCTTGCTCGCGGCTAGAAGCCGGCGGCCGGAATCAAGCCAGTGCCGGAGATAACCGAGATTGCCTCCGGGCGCCGGTTGCCCATGAATGCGGCGTAGTTGTAAACCTGCAACCGCACCTGAAGGGTGCCTGAGAGCACCTCCGACAGCACGCGGGTGCGCATGCTGCCCTCCCACAGGAACAGATCGGATGTCCGGGCGACGATGACGCGGGTCTCGTTTGTGCCACCGCCCAGGTTCGACGGAATGTTGCCGTCGTTCAGGTGAGGCAGCCCGAAGGTCCAGTCGCCGACGTAGCCTTCGCCGGCAGCCTGCCCGGTCTGCAAACCGAGCGGGTTGAAAGCGTTCGCGGCCGGCAGCATGAACGGGCGAGACTGCGTGTCGAGCTGAGACAGCGCCCAATACCAAATCGACGGGGTCGAGAACACTGCCAGCGCGGGCAGCTTGCGGTTCTTCGCAACCTGCGAGGCGGCCTGCAAGAGAGGCAGCCACAGCTCGGGGAGCGTCGGCGACGCGTCGGTGTAGGTGACGGCGTTAATGCCGGAGACGCCGAGGATGCCGGCCATCTGCCCGGAGGCGCCCGACCCGTTGATTACCTGAATGTCGAGCTTGGCGTTGTAGTCGGCGATCAGGTCGGCGAACACAACTTCGTCGAAGCTAATCGGGCTTTGGTCGAGTAGCTGAATAGCGACGTCCTGCTGCCCGGCGATCGTGCGAACCGGCGCCGACACGGAGGTGTCGGTCAGGTCCGTAGATGAGACAGCGCCGGCGGCTGCGGTCTGAATTGCGGCCGTGGTGCCGGTCGCAACCTTCGGCAGGTTGATCGAGTCCGTGCCGCTAGGCAGCGTCAGGTTGCGGACGCTGTTTGCGACGGTGCGGCCGAACCGCGGCAGGTCGACATACTCGTCGATGATCCACAGCGGAGGGACAAAGTTACCGCCCTGCCCGTCTGTCCGGTTGGGGTTGACACGCTTCTCAAACACAGACTCACGCTGCGCCGCTGACAGGCTGTCGATAGTGCGCAGCTCGCGCTGTGCTTGCTGGTCGCGCCGCGCCTCGCGGGCCGGCAGCTCGACGCGCATCTCGTCGGCATGACGAGTGAGCCGGTCGCGGGCCGCGTTGACGCCGCCGTCTCCGTCGCCGATGTTGAGCTGCGACCGCACCATGTCGAGGAAATAGGAGTGCTTCGCGGCCCGATGGTAAGTCGTCGGCTCATAGCCCACGGTTACGCCTGACGGGGCGGCGGGGGTGCCGCCCTGGTCGCCGCTGTTTGCGGCGGAGTTGCGGGCCGCAGCGGAGCGGACCTCGATCTGCTCTTGGTCAGCGATCCGGGACTCTTGCGCGGAGATCTCGGCGTCAACCTTTTTGATTTCCTCGCGGCCGGCGTCGAAGCGGGTCTGCTCGTCTGGGTTGAGCTGGTTGCGGTTCTCTGCGGCTGCGCCGGCGATGATGCCGTCGAAGGCGGAGACTAGGCCGGCGCGCTTTTCAAGCAGGGTCGCGAGCTGCCGGCGGAGAAACTCTAACGGGGTCATTTGGGGTGCCTTTCGGGCGTACGTGTTGGCAGTTGTGGTGCCTGTCAAGTGGTGCGCCTAAGTGGTGCCCCGGGGCAGCCCGGTGTCCGGCTTAGTGTCCGGCTTGCTAGTCAGGTCAATTCTGACTAGGCGGCCCGGTTATTCGGGCCGTGACACGCCGCTAGCGAACGATGCCGTAGCCGGCGCGGTTCTCGTAGCCCATCCAATCGAGGTCGACCAGGGCGAGCGCCGACGTGCCGGAGTTGGTCGCGATGATGCCGGCGCCGCAGTTCCGGCCGGCGGCGGTCGGAATGTTCGTTGCGATCGTCGTCTCGGGGAACACGAGAGCGCCGGTGTCTGAGTTGAATAGTCGAAAGCGCGCCTCGGTTGCCGACTGAATCTCGATCTCGGCGCGATACCAAGTCGCGAGGGCGAGTGTTGGCAGCGGCGGCGCAGTGGTGCGGGTGCCGTTATTCGCCGTCTTCGCCGACACAACACCCGTAGCCGCGATTTCGAAGTAGGCGCCGTCGGTGACGTCGGCGACGGACACTGTGTCGAGGAAGCCAACGCGAATCGTGGTCAGGGCCAGAGTGACGATATTGAAAATGCACTCGAAGTAGTCGCCGGGCTGCAGCAGCAGGTGGTTAGTGCCGGAGCGCACGACGTTGCCGGAGTCGGCGTTCGTCGAGCTCGAGAGTCGCAGAATCCCGGGATGGCCGGCCGGCGAGTTGTTCGAAGCGGTGGTGCCTGAGCCGATGGGGACAATAGCGAAGGGGCCGCTTTGCACGGCCGCATCCGCGCCGATGAAGTCTGAGTATGCCTGCGGGCTTTTCCGCAGGTCCGCGATAGCTTGCCGGGCTTCGAGCATGACTAGGTGATCCTTTCAGAGGGGGGGCAGGGTTAGCCGCGGCGGGCGGCCGAGAGGCTGAAGGCTTGCGCGCGGGCGAGCTCGAGGGACAGGCCGGCGGCCTCAGCGACGATGTCGACCGACGGCGCGAGGCGTGCGGACAGCCGCTCGAGCAGTTCGCGGGCTGCGTCGTCGGTCATGTCGTCGAAGACTTGCGCGCGCATGGCGGCGGAGGTGGCCGGGTTGGCGCCGAAGTTGACGACGGACACGTCGCCGCGGTGAATGTCGACCTCGTGAATGTCGCGCTGGTCATAGTCGGGCGACCACGTGTGCTGCACGACGCGGAAGGCGAAAGACATTTCGTCGACGTTGCCGTCTTTCAGCGCGGCAACCATGTCGCGCACGTCGCCGCGGGTGGTGTTGACGTCGGCGCCGATATGCAGCCCGGTCGTGTCCTCGGCCAGCCGCAGCGTCCCGGCGTTCGTGTAGGCCATGGATAGGCCGCCATGGTTGAGCAGCAGTTGCACTTGCGGGTTCTCCGACAGCGTCTTCGCGAACGCGCCGGCGTGCACGATTTCGGTGTACTTGCCCGCCCAATCCCACATTTCATAGGGCGCCTCAGTTACCGAGGCGTAGCCCTCGAGCGTGGCTGAGCTGCCGTCGCTGCTGCTGCGCACCTCGAGGTCGACGTGATAGGCGCGCGTCTCGTGGCGGGTGCGTGACAGTTCGCCGCGTGCACTCTTCGGCTTAGCAGTCATGGCTTGGTTTCCTCCGATGGGTCGGCCGGCGCCGGCGCCGGTAGTGCTTTGGGTTCAATCACTTTGTCGCCGCCCGCAATCCGCGGCATGTCTTCGTCGTCGCGCACTTCGTTCGGCGTCTTCCACTGGTTGCGAATGGCAATCTCGTGCGCCTTGTAGCGAGTCAGCAGGTCGGTGCGGACGACTGCGGCCCGGTTGAATCTATACACCTGGGGTCGGGCAGCATCGAATCGATTGCCCTTTCGAGCCGCACAAACCACGGGTTCACGGCGTAGGCGAGCAGGTTAAGGCTCGACTGCTCGACGTTGTTATAGGTGAGCGAGCCGCCGGTGTTGTATCCGAGCACCTCTGCATAAGCCGGGCCGAAGATCCGGCAGCATTCGGCCGAGCTGTATTCGAGCGTTTCGAGAAACTGAGACTCGCCGGGAGCGATCTGGATTTGTTGGTAGCGCCAGCCTTTCGCCATCACAGCGGGCTCGCGGGTGCCTCGCTGCGCGGCCATAAACCGGGCCTTGAGCCGCTTGGCGTCGTCGTTGCCGACGGTCTCGACTTCGTCATTGACGAGCACACCGGACGGCACAGCGCCCTCGGTGAACCATTTAGAGCCGAATTCGAGCGCCATAAGACCAGTGCCGATAGTCAGCGCGTGCGCGGAGATCGGCGACATGCCCCAGGCTTGCCCGGGTGTCGGGTAGAAGCGGCGATGCCATATCCGGGCCGCCGGCGTGTATTTGCCGTTGATATACCAGCCGACGTTTCCCTTTTGGTCGCGATCGGTGCGCACTTTGTCGGGGTGCGCTGGCACAATTTGCCGCGGCTTGCCGGTTACCCGGTCGCGGTCGACGACTTCGCCGACGACGTTGCCGCGGAGCATCGCCGAAATGATGAATTGCGAAAGCCAGTCGCCGAGCCCGTGCCCTTCGCCGCCGAGATCGGCGAGCCATGTCGGCAGTTTCCGGGGCGTCTTCTCGTCGCCGGTGAACACGTCGCCGGGCATCGTTTCAGACATGGTTGCGGTGAGGTTGACGCAGCCCCAAATGGCGACCTTTTGCAGCGACGCTTCCATCGTTGCGGCCGACCATTTCTGCGGCTCGGTCGGCGACGGCGGGTTGGTGTCGGCAAACGTGGCGTTTCCGGTCGACCAGCCGAACGCGCCGCGGCGTTGCGTGCCGAGCAAAACACTCATGATCGGTTCCGCAGCTCGACGACGACCGGTTGCTGCGCCTTCGCCGGTACGGGCTTCGACCGGGCGCGTGGCTCGCGCTGCGACCACACGACGTCGGCGAGCACGAGCACCCCGGCGACCATGTAGCCGGCCGGGTGCCAGGCCAGCCAGGCACCGAACGACACGAGCAGCAGCCCAGCGACGCCGGCGGCGGCCCGGCGGACGGCGCCGACGATGAAGCCGGCGGCTGTGGCGGCGGCTTCTAACCGCCGGCGACGCCGAGCTCGCCGTCGAGCGAGCCGAGCGTCGCGGTCTGCATCGGTCACCACAGCGAGCCCATAATGTCGTACGCCTTTCTTACAATCGACAGCGCCCAACGTGCGTTAGTGCAAGCAACCGCCGGCGTGATGTCTATTGCCTCTCGAGCCGAGCGCGAACGTCCGTAGGTCCACCCACCGTCGCCTAATTCTCGCTTAACGGCGCCCTTTATCGCGGTTTCAACGGCGCGCGTCTTGCAATGCCTAGTCGTATCGTCTCGCAGTGCGTCGAACATATCGCCGGCCGCCGCGCCGACTTCCTGCGAGCTCATTATCACCGGTTCGAAGCCCGGATGCTCTTTACCGTCGTCGTCGACCCATCGGCGGCGCAGATCATCGATGAGACCTCCGGTCGGCGAGCTCGGGTCAATGACGATTCCGACGCAACGTTTCTTTTTGCCGTCGACCGGGCCGCGTTCTATCTCGTGCATTTCATGCTTGAGCGCGAGCGCGCGCAGTCGAGGCAGCAGCCAAGACGTGCCGGCGTCGGCCGCTATTAGCCCGGTGTGCGTGCGGCCATCCTCACGGAATCCAGCGACGGCGATACATGCAGACTTCCGATCGAGCGCGATTTCGGGGGAGAACACGACGCGGGCGCCCTCGGGTAGCGCCGACTTGTCGTCGTCGCGCGACTTCCACATTTCGACGGTGATCGGCGCCTCGACGGCGGCGACGGGATCTTCGTGCCAGCCGAGCCGCTCGCGGGCGTACTGCGCCGGGCCGTATTCGTAGCGTTCGGCGGCGAGAAACTTCCACGTGATGCCCTCGCCGTCGGCGCGGATGCGGCCGGCGAGCGGGTTGGCCATCTTGATTAGTTCGAAGTTGTCGAGCGAGCAGCCGGTCACCTCGAACCGGTCTTCGGGGTCGACGTCGTCGTCGGCCGGTTCGTGCCGGCAACCGGCTGCGCGACAGCCCGGCTTTTTGAGTGAGCCCGGCGACGACCATTCGATAAAGGCCGGCGCGTTCCGGCCGCCCTTGCGGCCACGCAGCACGACTTTGCGGAGCTGCTCACTGTCGGCGTGGCAGGCGCTCGAGCCCCAGAAGACCATCGCCCGGCGGCGCTGCGTCAGCGTCGGAATGAGGGCGGCGGAGTGCTCGGCCTCGACGGCGAAGCCTTCGTCGAAGACGATTACGTCGCCGGTGATTCCCTGCCCCGACTTCGGCGAGCGGGCTAGAAAGTTGATCGAGCGGACCTCGCCGTTAGAGGTGCGCACCGTGATGCTTTTTGTGCCCTTGCCGCGGTTGATACCGACCAGGCGCACGGCGAGCTCGGGATAGAGCAGGTCGCCGTCGGGGTCGACGCCTTCGAACCAATTAACGAACCGCTCGAAGGTGAGGTCGCACGTCACGAGCCGCTGCGACGTCCACACGATCACTCTTACGCCGTTGCGGGGTTGCAGCAGCAGCGTCAAAATGATGCGTTCGAGAATGAACGTCTTTAGGTTCTGGCGGGCGCAGATCACACACGCGGCCAGCGAGACGGGGGTGCCGTCGGCGTTCTGCCCGGTGAGCACCTCGATAGCGAGCCGCTGCTCGGGCTCGAGTTCCTCGCTGAGTAGTTCCTTGCAGACTTGCTCGACGAGCGGCAGCAGCGAGTGATGTGCGGCCGGTTGGTTGATGTGCGATGGCGCGACGAGCACCCGCTCGGCGAGCCCGGCGGTCACGATGCGCCGAAGATCTGGTCGACCTTGTCGGGCTTGCGTTTCTCGACGCCGGCGAGCGCGATAGCCATCTGCTCACGCAGCGCCTTAACGTCTTGCGCCATGGTGTGAGATCCGGCGTCCATACGTTCAGCGAGGCGAATCGCGGCGCGGCCCTGCCACGTGCCGAGCCGCTCGTGCGCCTTCAGCTCGGCGGCGACGAGCGCGGTAACCGTGTCGTCGACTTCATCGGCCCAGGGGTTCGCCGGGGGAAACTGCATAACCGCAGCGCCGCCGCGGGCCGGTCGGCAGTTGTAGCAGTTGACCCGGTTGCCCGTGTGCGGCGTGAATTGCCGCCGGCACTTTTTGCAGCGGCGACGAGCTCGCGCCATGTCGTGACTCTAAATCTTGCGGCGTTTAGTCGGTGGGATCTGCTAAGCCGCTCGG